ATACTTTTCAGTATCAAAATATGGAGGTGATGTAAAACACAAATCTAATGAATTTTCATCTGGTTTGAATACTTCCGAACCTAACTGATGCAACTCTACTGATTTACCATCGTTTAACTCCCCATTTAACCTCTGTAATCCATTATATGTTTTAGTTGAGGGTTCTGTTCCAATATATCTTTTACATCTACTGGAGAGGAATCCTATCAACCTACCACCCCATCCACAACTCATATCCCAAACTACACCTTCGTTTCCGTAGGTATTGTAGATATATTTTGCTGCTGATGGTCTAAAATTAGATACTGATTGATTACCACCATAAATCTTAAAGTTTTGTCTTAATCGATTTAAGGTAAATGAACCATTACCATGTTTGATTTGCCAATCCCACGTTTTACGAATAATTTCTTTTAATTTTGTATCATCTTCCCAATACTGAATAGGTTTCATTTTATTGTTACCACATTCAACTTCTACCCAATGTGGAAAATATGTCCAAGCAAGAGATAACCCATGCATGGTTTGATCTATCTTCCCATCACGTAATAAAGCTTGTTCATCGAAATTTCGTAATCCGTTTAATACATCTAATCTTTTATGAGATGGAATATTATAATGAGGAAACCCACGTTTTCGGTGATATTGGAATATAATTTCTAATGCAGAATCAACATCCGTTATACTAAAAACATTTTGGGTAACCTTATAATAATCCAAATCTAATTGGTCATATTCTACAAATTTATTAAAAGAATTATAGTTTATCATTATCCCATATTCTCTACATATTTTTTATGTAGTAATTGTTTTTGAACTAATTGACCACTTGCAGATTCTTTTTGTGCAAGAATTCCATCTGGAGTATTTCCTTCATAAACTTCAATAAACCCAGTGTTAGTATCCATCTTACAAGGGAATGTAATTCCATCTTGTCCGAATCGGTTTTTCATAATGTGACAACGAGCAGTGTTATTTAATTTATCTTTCGATTTTCTACTCCAACTCATAATGAAATCTGCGTTCATTACTTTTGCATATGAATCAGCAATCTTATCTGCTTCAATAACTTCACTATCGATTGCCGAACGATTGGTTTGAGATGCAGTCCAGATAGGAATACCCAATTCACCACCCATACCTCTTAAATCAATATACACACCACCTTGTTCTGCATATGTTGAATCATTTTTGGATGAATGTGAAAGAAGTAAATCTGCGTAATCTACAATAATCAAATCAGGTTTATTACCCAATGAAACCATTTTCTCAATGTGTGCCTGTAATTTCTTTACCGTTACACCCTTTGGTGGATAATACTTAATAAGTAATTGTCCTTTTAAACCACCAATCTTATGTTTGACTTCTTCGGTTCGTTGTTTTAAATCTGCAGATGGGATATGTGTAAAGACAGTATCGTATCGTGCACCTACATAGTGTTCTGATAATTCCATCGTATAATGAACCACACTCAATCCACGTTTTACGGCGGATGCACCTAATGCAGTTAAAATCCAAGTCTTACCAACACCCGATGGTGCAACTACTACTCCCAATTCACCCGGTCCTAATCCACCATCCATAAGTTCGGTAACAGGTTCCCAGTCAGTTGGGACAGTATCTCTCTTTACATCAATTGAACGTTCATCAAAATCTAAAATATAATCGTGACCCAAATTGTTTTCAACTCCAACTTTTAAGGCCTTATCAACTAAATCTTTGATTTTATCATAAGAACCTGCTTTTAATAAATCAACTGATTGTAGGATTACTCCCTTTAAATTTTGGTTAATACAGAAATCAGAAAATTCACTTTTAATGTATTCTAAATCTGCATTACCAACTTGTGTCCAAATATGTTTTAATTGGTCAACTACCGTCTTCTTTAAGATATCATTATCAACTTTTGATAACTGAACCTTAAATACATCCAATGTTGGTGCTTTTCTATACTCTGAATGATAATCTAATATTTCAGATATAATCCATTTGTTTGCTTCACTTTCAAAAAACTTTTGAGTTGTGATTTCAGCAACGGTATCTAAAAACTTATTATCAGTAATGAGTGCAGAAATAACCTTACTTTGGAAAGATTGACCATATTTTGATAAAGTATCTACTTCTTGCATTTATTCTATAACTTTTTTATTATTCGTATAAAGATACGAAATAAATTTGGTAATTCCAAATTTTATATATACTGATTTATGTAGATTGGGGTTAGTTCACCTAAATATGCACAAAACACATTGAATTCTAAATATTCCCATGCTTCTTCGGCTGTCATTTGTTCTACCTTTGTAGAAATATCAACCATTAATTCTTTAGAATAAACTAAATTACCCTCATCAGTTATTCCAATTATAGCAGAATCATATCCATGAGGATTATCATCTAATCCAATTGGTTTTAAAGAATGACATTCACTTGCCAATTCTAAAATCGTTTCTAAATTGACTTTCATATTTTTAATCTGTGATAATATTTCCGAATGTAATTTTCAACCAATCGTTTATATCGCCGAATGCGTTGACAACTTTGTATTTCAACAAAATTTTAAGAAAATCTATTTTATTCAAAGGTTTAATTGGTTCACCAAATCTATCTAAAATATTCATCTTAATACTTCCACTAATATCTGGGTCTGCTAATTGCATTAATTCTCGATTCATTAGAATTTGAGGTTTTGCTTCTAATATATCACTATATAATTTAATCTTACCTTTCGATTCTAACTTCTTTTCTTCGGATAGTCTAAACAAATCATCTACTGATAATTTAACATCCTCAGTCATCTCAGGAAACCTCTTTACAAGAGTTTTAATACCACATCCATATACTCCGGGAATATTATCTGATTTATCACCATCTAATACACGATAAAGAAGTAAGTTTTTAGATTCAATACCAAATTCTTCTTTAATAGCCTTTCTATTGTAAATTTTCTTTTTGGTGGGTGACCAGACGATAGTCTTATCATCAACTAATTGTAGGAAATCCTTATCAGTTGACATAACTACCGCCTGCTCATCTTCCTTTAAAAGTTGTGTAGTGATATAAGCCATAACATCATCAGCTTCAACTCCATCGTAAATCATAGTTGTAACCGGTAGATAATTAAGAATCTCATTTAACCAAACGAATTGGCGTTTCATTGATTCTCTTTCATCTTCTTCTGTCATAAAATCAGCATATTGCCTATTTATTCGGAGTTTGTTCTTATCTCTATCTGCTTTATATCCACTAAACTTCTTCTTGCGTTCTTGCGAACCACCTTTACCATCAAAAACTATAATACATCTTGTCGGTTGTGTTTGTCTGATTGCATATCCAATTGATTTTAAAACACCAGTTACACCTGCTACGTGATCACCATCATCATTCATTGTGGGAATGGATGACCAGCATCTGATAAATGTGTTCAATCCATCAATAATAAGAACCCTAGAGTTCTTATGTTTATTGACATTTTGGTTGCGTTCTTGTTCAACCGAATTCAAAATATTTTTATATAGTTCTTTCATTTAATTTGTTTTAATCATCCATACCAGGACCTGAGGTTTCTATTTCCATATCTTCAACATCATATGTATCTGATTTATATTGTAAGATTGTTTCTTCACAAATCTTTTTATAAATTTGCTCTCTAACATCAACTCTATTTGTCATCAAATCAATGAAATCTTTGGATTGGAATTTAATAACTTCTCCAGTATCCGTATCGGTATATTCATACCATGCACCTGCTTGTTTTACAATCTTATTGTCTTTCATTACGGTTAACCACGAACCATAGTTATCGATACCTCTATCAAAGAAAATATCAAAATCTGCTGCTCTCAATGGTGGACCCATTCTGTTTTTAACAACTTGTGCTCTAACTTTCATACCAACGATTCTGTCTTGACCTCCTGTCTTAACTTTAATCTGTCCCATTCCTTTCAAACGCAATCTTACCGATGCGTGGAATGCTAAGGCTTTACCGCCAGATGTTGTCCATGGGTCACCGAACGGCATTGCGTTCATCTTTTGACGTAATTGGTTGGTATATACTAATAAGATTTTCTGTCTTCCAATCATATTAGTAATCTTTCTCATCGCTTTCGAAATGATGATTGCTTTATCGGTAGCATAACCATCTTTACCATAATCTGCTGCTAACTCCGTTTTTGTTGATGCGGCTGCAACTGAATCGGTTACGATTGTTACCAAACGATTTTTATCCGTTTGTCTAACTTTCTCAATGATTGTTTCGGTAAAGTCAAAGATTTGTTCAACTGAATCTGCTGATACATAAAGTAATTTTTTCACATCCACACCGATTGCTTCTAAAAATTCTCTACTTACTGCAGTTTCTGTATCAATCAATACTGCAACACCACCTTGTTTCTGCGTTTCCGCAAGTAAGTGGGCTGATAGTAATGATTTACCACTTTGTTCTAATCCCGTAACTTCAACAATTCTACCTACTGGCAAACCACCATAAGGACGATTTGAAATCGCTACATCTAACATTGCACATCCGGTTGATACCCAACCCTCAACGTTTGTAGGGGTTGAATCATCATCCAAAAAGAATGCTACCTTTTGGTCTTTTGATTGTTTATTTAGCTCACCAGCTAGGATATCGGCTAAATCCAATTCTTCTTTCTTTGCCATAAAATGGTTTTAATTATGAGTTAAATAAATCATCGAATGCTGCTTCAACATCAGATGTAGTCTGTGAAACTGCTGGTGCAGATTTCGGAGTTTCAACTGAACCACCTAAATCAACTGATTGTTGAGATTGTTTTGGTGCAATTGCTTCTTGACTAACTGATTTTGGTTCAGATGATGTTTCACCTGCGGCAGATGGATTTAACCAACTTTCCAATACACCTTTCAATTCATCATAAGATAACTCTTGATACAATTCAGTAATTGCAGTTTGATTTTCAATGAAATCAGTTGCTCTTGCAGAATCTTCTGAAATTGGTGTTTGGTTTGGTTTAACTCTTAATGTAGTTGTTGGATAAGATGTTCCTGCATCTTCTGCTGATACATATTCAACCGTTAAATCTCTACCTTCGATTGGGTCAGTAATATCACCATAATCAGGATCTGCGATGTATCCTAAGATTTCTTGATAAACTGTCTTACCAAATCCCCAAAAACGAATACCTTCACCTTCTTCACCTCTAACGATGACAGGAACGAAGGTTCTCAACTTAGGCTCCATTGCCTTTGCTGCTTTCCAATCTTCCTTATCACCCATACGTTTCAATTTGTCAGCAAACTCTACGATAGGGTCAGGTCTTCCAAATGAAATTGGTGAAAGATAGGTTTTGTTATTTACGTTGTAATGGAAATAAAGTTCGATAAATGGATTATCTTTGTTGAACTTGTAAGGAACGATTCGGACTTGATGTTTGCCAGGAGTTGGTTTCCATAATGCATCCGATTTCTTTTGTGTGTTTTGTAGTTTGTTTAGTCTACCTCTAATTGCGTTAATGTCTAATGCCATTGTTTTTAAAGTTTTAAGTTGTAGCTAACTAACTGATAGTCAGAGAGTTACGGGTTAATTAATTAATTTGTTTTATGGTTTTATTTACGAGTCTTTCCTACTCGCGGTGTGTATATATAAGTATATGATT